GCGCACTGATCAACCTTAGTACACAAGTCCTCGATTATATTCCAGGATTTGTCATCAAGAGTGATTTTGTGTTCAAGATGTTTGAGCAAGATTGTTTGTAGAGCTGTGACGTCAGCTAAGGTAAAAGATACGTTAATTACTACGTTTTTCTTTATTACGTCAACATAAGTGTTAGGCATAGTTTAAACTTATTAAATTTATGAGCGAAGTTAAAGAGAAATTGACTCCAGAACAAATTAAAATTAAATTAATTGACAAACTGCGACCAAGTGGTTGGGCTAATCTATTAAAAGGACATCTTCAGTCTGATGATTTTCAAAAAATAATAGAGTTTCTTATAAATGAGAATGCTCAAGGCAAGCGGTTTACCCCGTCGTTAAAGCAACTGTTTACAGCTTTTGAGTTATGTCCTTTAGATAAAACCAGGGTTATTATTCTAGGTCAAGATCCTTATCCTCAACCCACAGTAGCTGATGGCATTGCATTTAGTTGTGGAAACACAAAGAAACCAGAGACATCCTTGAGATACATACTAGGAGCTATTGAAAAAGATGTACCTTATGAAGATCAAGCTATAACCAATGTTGATACAAGATATGATTTGAGTAGATGGTCTAGTCAAGGAATTTTATGTATAAACACTGCGCTGAGTACCGAGCTAACCAAGGTGGGTAAACATACTAATATATGGGAACCATTTATGCTGTATCTCATAGACATGCTTAACTTTAATCAGTCAGGTCTTATATGGATGCTTATGGGCAAACAAGCTCAAGAATACGCAACACTCATTGGTGATCAACATAAGGTGTTTACTAGTACTCATCCTGCATTTGCAGCGTATCTCAAAGCTAAAGATTGGGATTGTAATGATATATTTAACAAGGTTAATCAGTATCTAGTTGAATACAAGAAAGAAAAAATAAGATGGTAAATTTTTAAAGTTTAAATTTTATTATTATATTAGCCATATGACAAAATCTCTAAAAGAGTTAGGTTTTATTCACGTTTCAGAGGCATACTCTCAAGCTATTGAATATGTAAAGAAGCGTAGATCAGGGGAAATTAAAAGTGTCAAGACACCTTGGGCAAAGTTCAATGACATCAGCATGGATGGTTTAGAATGGAATAGCTTAACAGTTATTGCAGGTAGACCTGGTAGTGGTAAGACGCTCATTGGTAGTATGATTGCAAGGGAAGCATTTAGATTAAATCCAGAACAAGATTTTTGTGTACTAGATTTTCAGTTTGAAATGCTTGCCCGAAGTATTGCATTAAGAGAGATTAGTGGTAACACTGGTATTAATGTGCGTAAATTATCCTCTATTGGAGGACCAGTTGATATGGTAGATGTTGATGCAGCTATTAGGTATTGCGATACCAATAAAATGCGTGATGTTTTCACATATGAACGTCCTCTTACAGTAGATAAAATGAAGGATAAAATCTTTGAGTTTATAGAAACAAAGAAAAAACCCACTATTATCACCATTGACCACAGTCTTTTATTAAAGAAGAGTGCAAGTGAAAAAGACAGGATTGAAACCTTGTATAATTTAGGCAACATGCTTGCTGAAACACGTAGGCAATTACCAGTAATCTTTATAGTGCTTAGTCAACTCAATAGAGAAATTGAATCTACTGAGCGATTAAAGCCAGGGAGTATTGGAAACTTCGTCAAAGACAGTGATGTATTTGGTGCAGATGCATTATTACAATTTACTGATATTCTCATTGGTATAAATAGACCTGCTAAGTATGGATTATCATTTTATGGACCAGATAAGATACCTGTGGAATTAGATACATTGGCAATCCATTTTTTAAAAGTTCGTAATGGAGATCCTTGCTTAACATTATTTAAAACAGATTTTGCTAAAAGTAAAATTCATCAAATATTCTAATTATGACACAAAAAAAGAGTGCGTGGCAAACCGCAAAAGATCTGATTGTAGATTATGCAATCAATGATTTAGAAAAAACGTATGATGTAACAGTGGGACCAACACAAGTTGCTCCTAAAGCACATCGTGACTTACCCAACCATGTATTATTCTTTACAGACGAATTCAAGGGTAACCTTATTTATATAATGTATAAGAAGGATTACAAAACATTCTGTGATGGACAAGGTAATATCGTAGACAAACCAATTTATTATCGTCTTAACAAAGATAAAGTAGCTGGATTTAACTACGAGAAAGTAAATCATGTATCAGATAAAAGTTGGTCTGTACCCATTGAGCATTTAGAAAGACTTGTTCCTACTATTACAGAGATTATAGAGAAGGAAGAAGGTAAAGAAGAGTATCAAATGGGTTTAGACTTGGAACTTGATGACGACAAAGACGAGAATATTTCTACAATGACGCTGAGAGACTTTTATGCTATAGTACAGAACAAACCTGTAAGTAATAAATTTTGGTTAAACAACCTTATTAAGAAAGAAAAATGAGTGAAATTCCTGTTATACAATTGCCTTTAACTCCTGTGAAGGCTAGTATTAAATCACCCAAGGAGCTTATTGTATTTAGCAAACCCAAAGTAGGTAAGACTACATTGCTTGCTGGACTAGATAATTGTTTAATTCTTGACTTTGAAGATGGGAGTGATTATGTAGATGCACTTAAGCTTAAAGTAAATAGTATAGAGGAACTCAAAGCAATAGGCACTGCTATCAAAGAAGCAAACTACCCTTACAAGTATATAGCAGTAGATACGGTTACAGCACTAGAGGAATTCTGTATTACCTATGCTGAACTGTTGTATTCTAAATCATCTATGGGTAAGAATTGGTTTACTGAGTTTAAGCCTAAGTATGGAACCATCATTAATATGCCACAGGGTGCAGGATATCAGTGGCTTAGAAGTGCGTACAACAAAAGTTTGGATTATATCCGCACACTAGCTCCTCGTATTATACTAGTAGGTCATGTAAAAGATACCATTTTGGAAAAACAAGGTAGTGATTTTAATTCCCTTGATTTAGACCTCACTGGTAAAATAAAACGTATTACCGCTAGTAATTCTGATGCCATTGGTTATCTTTATCGTAAGGGAAATCAAAACATTATTAGCTTTAATACAACTGACGAAGTATCTTGTGGTGCTCGTCCAGAACATCTACGCAACAAAGAGATTGTACTATCTCAAATTAATGAAACAGAGGATGGCAGTACAGTCATTACTCACTGGGATAAAATATACATAGATTAACAATTAAAACTAAAAATTATGTTTAGCAGTAAAGACGCAGATAAAAAGATGGGTTCAGGTATTCCCAAAGTAATTCAACCTGGTAATGTAATAGCTCGTGTGTTAGACATGAAACTTGAGGTACCACCCTATGATGCTAATGCATATGGGTTGATGCTCATGCTTGAAACTCAACCTATCGAAGATGGATTTGAAGGTTTAGCAATCAACAAAGACGTACCTGAAATGGGTAACTATGTAGGTCAAGTTGCTCGTGTGCAGACTCATCAATATTCCTATAGTGACTACACTAATAAGGAAGGTAAAACAACTAGTAAAGAAGATATGATCTTCCGCTGGATTTGGAATTTTGCTAAAGAGATTGGTGCTACTAAAGCACTTATTGATCATAATGTAGAAGGTAATAGTATTGCTGAGTATGTAGAGAATGCTAAGAAGTATCTAATAGGTAATGATCGTTGGATTCACTGGTGTATTGGTGGTTCTGAATATGAGAACAAAGCTGGTTATACACAGCATCGCTTATTTATTGCAAAGCCCGAGAATTCTAAAATTGGTTATGCACTTCAAGTAGCAGATGTTTATCCTAGTAAGTTAATTGTTTTTAACGAAGCTGTACACATCAAGAAAAAGAAGGTTTCTGAGAGTTTAAGTTCATTTGAAGGCAAAGATGCTGGATCTGAATTATTGGATTTAGATTAAGTTTATATTGGTTATGTGATAAAGGGGGATGAATAGTCCCCCTTATTACTTTAAAATTTATTGGTATGTTTTCAAGCAGAAAAGCTGTATTTGACAGCATTGATATACCTACTGCATGGATATTCGAGTATTTTCTTAAACTTGATATCAAACTTATTGGGCAAAGTCATAATTTTAAAAGTATATTCAATGTACATGACTCTAATCCTAGTATGTATCTCTATGTAAAGAATGGTAAATATAGATTCAAATGTTTTAGCACAGGTTTGGGTGGTGATGGATACGATTTAATAATGATTTTACAGGGATGTAACTTTAGAAGCGCGTATGAAATTGTGCGTGATCAATATCTGCAAGTTGTTGATAAAAAAGTAGCATTTACTGATGTGATAGAATCAAAGTGGTCGGTTGTCAATTACAAGATACGCGATCATTGGACCAAAGATGATGCTAATTACTGGAGTGAATATAACATTGGCTCTAAAATACTATCTAGGTTTAATGTACATCCGCTAAGTGAATTTACAATGGCTAAGGGTGATGAATCATTTGTTAAAAAGAATTTTAGAACTTATGGTTATTTTACTCAAAGTAAAGAATTATACAAGATATATCAGCCAGAAACTGAGCACAGATTTATAAATGTAAAAAACTGTATACAGGGTTGGGATCAAACAAGTTCTGACATTGACAGATTATTTATATGTAGTTCACTAAAGGATGTGATGTCTTTGTATTCATTGGGTATTAGTGCTAATATCATTGCTCCGCAAAGTGAAACCTCTAACATAAATACGATAACTGATTGGGTATCATTTCACAAAGAAAAATATACTATCTTTGATAATGACCCTGCTGGTATCAAAGCAATGCAATCGTATGATGATTGGTATGGTATACCATATCTTGTTTTACCTTTGAGCAAAGACATCAGTGATTCTGTAAAAGAATATGGTGCTAAAAAAGTCAAGGCAGTATTACTATCAATGATAAATCAATGAAATCAAAACTATTCTGGATTCCAGGCAACGTACCATCTAGTAAAAACAGTAGAATGAGAACCCGCACTGGGTTATTCATTGCTAGTAAGGCTGTGAGAACTTACCGCACTACATCATCTGAATATTGGTTTAAGTATAAAGACGAGTTTAGGTCAATACTGGCAACTAAGTCCAAACCCATCATACTTGGATTACACTTCATAAAGGTATCTAAGCATGATTGGGATTGGATTAATCCTGCACAAACAATACAGGATGAGATGGTAAAAGCAGGATGGATAGAGGATGACAACGTCCATGAGTTATTACCTACTCCTTTATTCATTGATGGTAAATGTTGGGGAACCAGTAAAATTAAACCAGGTGTATACATTACAATATTAGATTCTTTTTGTGAAGAATTTGAAAAATTAAACGTAGATGAAACAAATTAAAAGTAATGATTTAGATCTTGTAGAAAGATTAAAGTTAGAAGACGATTTCTTCTCAAAAGAGTTTCTGATGTCTTATTCAGGATTAAGTAAATTGAATTATAGCCCAGGTGCATTCTATCTTCATTATGTTCTTAAACAGCGCGATGATGTAATGAATAAACCTATGATTGAAGGTAGTTTGATACATTGTATGTTGCTTACTCCTGAGAAATTTAATGAACAGTTTGTT